ATATGGTGGAAGAAAAAAGGATCATCTGCGGGGAGACGTTCGGGGTGAATTTTGATCCGATGGCGTCGCAAGAAACCATGAAAGACATGATCCAGTGGGCCATAGTGAATAAGCTGTGAGGAAAACATGATGAGAGTTCAAATAGTCAATGTAAGCCCATTTGGTTTCCACCCTAAATATACATACATATTTTACAATGAATATTTAGGAAAAACAAAAGAAGGATTTTCAATGGTTAGACCAACAAGTATCAATTGCACTATCGCCGAATGGCTCGAAGGAATTCATGAGTTTACTTTATGAGAAAACAAAACATCATCGCTGACCGTTCCATGTTGGACGAAACCCAATGCTACAATTGCAAGTCCATTCTGACAACTCCACAAACATACACCTTGATCCTACCGGGTGACGAAACTGCGCTTTTAAAGGATACAGATGATTGTGGCGGGATATGTTTTGGTTGCCTGAAGGAAAAAGAACGTGAACTTTATGAGAGGAAGGTAGTGTTGTGACCTCAGACTTCATTTCCACAGAAACCGAATATATCATCGACGCTGGCCGAATCCACTGTAAGGTCAAAGTCGATGATATTACAAATACGATCACCGACGGCGGGCATTGCCTTGGGAAATTCAATGGTGCAAGTTTAGATACTTTACGATCGTGGCTTTACAACAAAGTTGACAAGACATATACGATCAAAAGACAAGGGAAACTTGGGGAGAACGTGAAATGACAAAGCAAAAGATGAAGGAAGTTTTTGAAAAGGCGAAGAGTAGGTTTGAAACCTGTAAATGGTACCAAAAAGGGCAAATTCCAGATAGTAATGACTGTGAATGTGCTTTTACAGCGATTTTACGATATTGCCCTGATCCTGATGAAGTTTCACTATTCTTTACCAAAGTAAACAAAATCCCTAAAATGGGCTATTGCTTTGGCATCCCGGCTTGGAACGATTCGACTGAAAGAACAAAAGATGATGTTTTAAAAGCCTTCGATAAAGCAATTGAGGCGTGTGGAGTGGAAGGGTAGAATAGAAATCGAAGCAATTTGAAAAAAAGAAAAGGATAAGATTCCGATATGAAAGTATACACAGAAAAAGATCAAGGTAAATGGGGGCACAATTGGTTTTTCTTGCCTAATCGAGATTTCAAGAAAATTACAGGGCACATAACACCATTACCACAAATACGTGATGAGCTTCATGTGAAAATGACTTCTTCGAATCACAAAAATGGAACCATGCGGTAATCCCCCTGATATGTTTTTTGCAGATGTTAAGTTTATTGGATATCAATGAAAAAGGATAAGATTCCTATGGCCCAACAAGAAAAACTTGAAATAGTTTTAAAATTAAGAAAAGTTGACTCTAACGAGTTAGACAACATTATTAAAGATTACCTACGTAAGAAAGGATTTGAAGATTTAAATGTAAATCATGTATCATTTACCAAAAAAGGTGTATCAATAAAGGTTACACAAAAATGAGCAACAAGTTCACCCTCATCGCAGATTCCACACAGCTCGCATCTTTTGGGGATTGCCCTGAACAATGGAATCTCGCGCACCAAGAAAGACTTGAGAAAAAGGACCAAAACCGAAAAGCCATGAACATGGGCTCATACGGGCATGTTCTTCTGGAAAAATACTACAAGTCCCGTGCAAGTGGGGAAAACCAGAAAAACGCTCTTGAATCCTGTCTCGTGATTGACCCTGACCCATATCTTCAACTCACCTTGGAAGAAAAACTTCTGATTCGGGATAAGATCACAATGTATGTTTACACGTACACTATGAATGATTTCATCCCGCGCGACCCGGAGTCAGTGGAACTTGGATTCAGCCGGAAAGTTTTCGAGGATGATTCCAGGATTTACATTCTCGAAGGAAAGCTTGACAAATATCAGCATACACCATCCCTTGGAACATATAATGGGATGACTTCGATCATGGATCACAAGTTTCAAATGAAACGCCATGATCTTTATGAAAAAAGACTTCAATTTCGGAACTACGCTTGGGCTACAAATAGTAACCTTTTTGTCATCAACTATATTCGGATGACCAAGAAAAACGACGAAACGACGTTCGTTCGGAAGACCGTCCCGTTTTCCAGTCTGGAACTGCAACTTTGGGAACAGCGATTGATCGGGATGTTCCGGAAAATGGAAGTTGCCATTCGACTTGCAAATGGTGAGTATGGAAAACCTGAACCATATGAACATCGTTGGTCATCATGTGAGAACAAGTATGGGTATGCTTGTGCTTACACAGATATATGCGAGTGTACAGACCAGTTTACCCTTAATATGGTCAAAGAAACTAAATACGTCAAGATTCAACCCTGGGCACCTTGGTAGAGAAACCGTATTTTCTCAACTCATGGATCGCAGACTTCGACAATGAACTTTCTCACGCTGAGTTTATGCAGTCTGCAAGATTCAACGAAATGAATCAATATCACAATTGCATTCAAGGCGGAAAACTTGGATGGAAAGAAGGGGCTGACTAAAAATGACCGATCCCGCGATTGTCTACAAAATCACTGTTTCAACAGCAACAAAATATGTCCCAAAGTCAACATTGGATGAAATTTCAACAATTCTCCAAGATGCCTTTGAAAAGATTAACAACATTGATTCAATAACATCGGTTTTTCTGGAGAAAGAGGAAGAATAGAAATGTACAATCCAATCGAAAAAAAGCAATACACGAAAATTGAGACTCAGCAAAATCTCACGATGTTGGCAAAAACCCTTGATCTTGTTCTCAACGGGCCGGTGGAAAATATCGAACAAAAGATGAATGGGTTTGTTCTTTTGATCTTCCCGTTTGGGCAGCCAGAAGGTGAACAACGTGCAAACTACATTTCTAACGCAGATCGTGAAGATATTATTGCAATGATGAAAGAGTTTATTGCTCGGTCGGAAGGGAGGATGGTAGAAAGTGGCGCAATTCCCCCTCAATAGGGCATCCCGTTCAGGTCGTGCAATACCCTGGAAACCAAAAAACCCAATTTTTCCATCGACATATCTTCAGATTCTTTTCGATGATCTTGGATATGATCGGCTTCACAGAAACGACAGACTTTCGTTAGAGTTCAATCGCCCGATAAAGTTTCTTGACGAACTTGATGAACAAGAGACAAAGCAAATGATACGAACCCTTAGGGTTCAGAAATATGGAGAGGAAAAACCGTGACAATTCACAAACAAGGCAATGAGTTTATTCTACAATGTTCCGAAAAAGAAATATCTTGTATTGCATGCGGGCTTGCTGGGAACTCTGAATTTATGAGGCGGGGTCTCGATGGATTGAGAAGTGTCCCAGTTCGTAAAATTACATGGCAACTGATTGATATGTCTGAGAAACTTGCTTCAAGCTTGATTCAATCTTTAGTAACTGAGGAGAAAAAGCATGAGCCAGTCGAAAATATTTGAAACGAAATTTTACGGAGTTACTACAGAGGAAGAGGCATTAAAAGCATTTTTAATTGATAATGACCTTGAGTACTATCTTGCTGATGCCCCAAATGGAGATGCAGAAAAAAATTTCAAGGTCACTATCACCGTTGAGGAAATTCCGTCATGAGGGGAAAACGCGTCAAGGCTTTGAAAAAATCGTTTCAAGAAAAAACTGGCCAAGCCCCACATCGCTCGACTTTTGATAGGCATAAGATGATGGTCAAACGATCTTCAGCAATCACAAAAGAAAATCCCGATGGCCTTGTCCAACTTCAGTCAATGGTCATTGTCACCAACTCCGTAGTCCGAAAACTCAAGAAAGGATACAAAAATTGCCCTTCATCACTAAAATAAAACTCTCAGACGGGTCTTCACAAATTATCGAAACTGAGGAAGAACTCGAAATCACTCCGGAAGTTGGGGGTATGGTTCGACTTGTATACATGGACAAAGACCCAAAACAAAAACAAGTACTCATTCGAACTAACCTCGTAACTGCAATTTCAGTAGAAGTAGGAAAGGCCGAGGAAGCCCCACAAGATGAATCCTGAAGAATTTAAGAAAACCCATCTTGTTCATTCCTACGTTCGTTCACACAAAACGGATGATGGAACGAAAACAATTTGGAAATGCAACCATCCACTTTGTCAGCATACTGTGATCGTCCCGAATCGGAACAGGTCTATACTGATTGGGAAAATGACGCTATGCCCAGAGTGCGAGAAAACTCAATTCATTCTAACGTCGAAAGACCTTGATCGAAAACGGCCACTGTGCCCGGTTTGCAGAAATCCAAAGATCACTGAAGAAACTAAAACAGTTGTCAACGATGCTTTGAAAGGAATATTTGGGGAGGGGAACAAATGATATTGGCAGAAAAAGAAATTGTGAATGCTTGGGAGTCGATACCCCTGTGCAAAGATGACAAGTGTGATGTTTGTCTCAACTCAAAAGTAATTGCAAATAGTGATTTTTTCACGTATCTTATGGTCCAATGCCTTTTGAATCCCTTGGTCATCCCGATGGTGATTTCAAAGGCAATTCTCGTTGGAATTGCAATTGCTGAAACAAAGAAACTTGAGGAGATGGTAAAGTGACCAGCTCAGACCGCTTGTTGATCGCAAGTAAAATGATCGTTAACTCAATGGACGATCTCGCCCGGCTTGGAGTTGATGCACCTGTTTTCTTTGGGATGGGGCAAGCTCTAAACTTCAACTATTGCGTTCTCCGGAAGATCCCTCCATCTGAGATTCCAAAGATTGTTCCGATTGAAATGATGAAGTGGATTCGGGAACAACCAATTCCGGGAATGGATAGTGTTCGTATGGCGTCGAATAAAGAAATTGGAAGGTTGGTGCAGTGAGATGGAAAAATCAACATACGATATTTGTATGAGTCTAGTAAATAGACACAAAGAGTTGAAAAATGTAGATCCTGAATACGAACGTCAAGACACCGAACTCTACAACAGTCTTGACGAACTTGAAATAGCAATGAAAAAATTTAACGAAGATTTTGGGGGTCAAAATGCCAAATCTTGAAAATCTTTCTCCCGACGGGAAATTCATGGGATTGTTTATCGGGCGTTCCGGTACAGGCAAAAAAGCAGCTGTTGCATCATTTCCAAAACCAATCCTGTTTCTCGATTTTGACGGCCGTATTCGGGGACTCACAGGATGCCCTTGGATTGAGTTAAAGGGTCTTGGGGATGTTATTTCATTCCCACCAAAACCCAAAGAAAATGACTACATCTATCAAAAGGTCAACAACGAACTTGAGAAAATCCAAGGTCTTGTGAATGTTGCATCTTGCCCATACAAAACGCTTTATGTTGGTTCTATAACGGGATCAGCTTTTGCGTTTCTACAAGATGCAAGTATTCTTACGCATCAAGGAAACAAGGGTTCAAAACTTGGTCCGCTTTCAATGACAGGACCACAAGATTATCGGTTTCAGAACAATGCCGCGAAACAAATGTTGGCATTTCTCCGTTTCCTTCGGGAACATCCAACAGGGATTCCGAATATTATTGTTGGTGCCCACGTTATCAATCGTTGGGGGAAACCGGGAACATCTGAAGAAGAGGTGGAAAAGAAATCCGAAGCGGGATACGATACTGCAAAGATCATCAGTGACGCAAAACAGGAATTCCAGTATGATTCCAATATTGTGATTGGGGAGAAACTATCCCTTACTGAACAACTTGCGGAGGACATCCCGATTTACTTTGACCATATCTTTAAGTTTGAAAAAGAAATGGTTTTGGGGAATCCCGAGCCGCAGCATTTTGTGCAGTTCCGAAGCGAGATTGCCAGAACATCATTTGCGAAGCTCCCTAATGGGAGGATCAATATCACTGGAAAACCTTTCTACGAGGGAATGATGCGCCTTGCGGGATTCGAGGTGAAAGGGTGAGAGAAATTGAACCAAATATTTATCTTGTTGAAGACCTCACTGGGCTTGACTCAGAACAAATTTCACATTTGGGCTATTATTTTTCAAATGAGGCCCAAATGATGGAAGGACCGTTTGGGACTATTGAAGAATGTAGGGAGAATTTATCTAATTATGTGAGGGATTTTCTCAAATGAAACTCTATGAAATCCCCGCATTCCCCATTGACGTTGACCTCCCCGCGTCATCAACACAAGCTCTGAAATAAATACTTCAAAAATCAGAGGAAGAAGGAGAAAAGAAGAAGTGGCAACAACAAGACGAGAACTTGAAATACAAAAGGCAGCGATGGGAAAGCTTAATTCAATGGACATTGAAAAATGTGTTCAAGAAAAACCTGAACTTTTCACGCTAACAATCGAAGCTGACAACTTTTCAGCAGAGTTCAATGATCTGGATTCCTATAGAATCACTCAGGTCAAACATGAACTCACACAGTTTTGCTCTTCACTTAGAATCATTGAAAATACGATTACCGTTACCAAACAGGAAAAGGAATAAAGGAAACCAAAATGCCGATCATTCAATTTACCGAATCAGACAAGCTCGCAGCAGTTGTAGCAGACGCCGGTTTTTATCAGGCGGTTGTGAAGGAAATGGATGTTAAAGCTTCCGGAAGTGGGAAGTCTACAAATATCTGGACCTCTTTTGAAATCACTCAGGAAGGAAAGTTCAAGGGTAAGGAAATCAAGTGCTGCTTCAATTCTGAAGTCAACAATGCTTCCATGCTCGGTGGGACTCAGTTCCGGCCTCAGAGTGATGTTCTTGTACTTGCTGCGGCAATTCAGAATGTTCCACTTGATGCAGTTTCACTCAATATCAATACTGATGATCTTTTGCTGAAAGGTTTTGATCTTCAGGTTGGTGTCGATGTTGCAGAAGGTATGCCGGTGAACAATACGGGGAACTTTGTCCCGTTTGGGAAGGCAACTTCGGCAGAAGCTCAGAAAGTGGCGTTCTGAGGTTGATGTAGATTGAAAAACAGCGCGCGAATCTCATCGAAAGATGAATCGGAAAAGGCTACGAAAAGAACATAAGCCGACACTTTCTGTAGGTATCCGTTGTTTATAGCAATAGGCCCGAGAGAAGGATTGAGCGGATATTGGGATACAATTGACCCACCGACGCGCTGGTTTTTTGAAAAGAGAAAAGCTAATGAAAGCAACATATTGTTCTTTGCAGGTTGCATTTCAATATGGGATAGTTTTCGGTATGACGTTTCATTATCATGAAGATATGCCAAATTTGGTTTTATTTATTGGCCCATTCATATTACGATTTTTTAAGGAAATTGAGGAAATCTCGCTTTGATCGTCGGTCATGGTTCTTCCAAACCCTCAATGATGTTCGTGGGGGATGCTCCCTCCGGAGAAGACTTCACAACAAACTATGCCCTCACCGGCTATGTCGGGAATGCCATAAAAGGATACCTACGTCAACATTCACTTTCATTTGAAGATGCTTGGAAAACAGTTCTCATAAAAGAAAAATTCGATATCAAAAAGTACTACAAACAATCCAAGATCAACTGGCCTGAGGTTGACAAAGTTGCACTTCCGTATTTGGAGCAATTGAAGTATGAAATCAACGAAACAAAACCCTTCCTCATCATCCCAATCGGAGAATTGGGCCTGCATTATCTTACTGGGAATAACAGCATTTCTAAGTTTCGAGGCAGTATCCTTCTTACTGAGCCTAATCTCGGAATTTTTCCTCAAATAAAAGTCCTACCTCTCTTGGGTCCATTGTCTTTGATGAAGGACTACAAGATGACGATGATAACGAAATCCATCGACTATGCCAAAATATCTAAATATCTCAATACAAATCCCCCACCAGAAAATCTTATCCGACCTTGGGTTGCAACCAGTGCATCAGAGTTCAGAAACTTCGTCGAACGATCCTACGAAAAATCACCATTTATTGACTTTGATTGGGAAACTTATTGCGGAATACCCGTATGCATTGCATTTTGTTTCGACGGAAAAGAAGCCTGTTGTGCCCCTTTCATGGAGAAATCTATTGAACTCACTGAAAGAATGCTCATGCTGGATATCGTTGCGAAACTTCTTGCATCTCCGAAAGCGAAGGGAAACCAAAATATAAAATATGACTGGAAAATTGCAAACCGATGGGGGTGGAAAGTTGAAAACGTTGTGGACGACACTATGCTCGCCGCAAGTACACTTTACTGTGAGTACAAAAAGAATCTGGGGTTTCTCACTTCCATATATACAGACATTCCCTATTTTAAAGACGAGGGGAAAACTCCGGGTTTTTCTAAAGATCCCAAGAAAAACAAGTTTTATCTTTACTGTGCTAAAGACACTATTGCAAGCTGGCAAATCCGTGACGAACAAGTCAAGGAAGTAAAAATCCTTGGCACTGAATATGTATACAGGAAGTTGGTCGAACTCACGCCTGTATACATGGAAATGGAAAACAATGGAATCCGAATTGACACCGAACAAGCAAAAAAACTCCTTGAGAAGTATGAACTCCTCTTTCATATGGAATCTGTTCGACTACGTACCCTTGCTTGTACTCCTAGCCTTAATCCTCTTTCTTCTGTTCAGTGCAATACGCTGGTTTTTGACCATTTGGGCTTTGATAAAATTCGTGGCGTGAAGGGCACAGATGAAGAATCTTTGCTCTTGTTGCTTGCCTCATCCAAGGATGCCAAACATTCCCCACATTTTGGTAAAGATATTCTCCAGCATCTCTTGAACTGTAGAAAGATACATAAGGTCATCGAGATCCTTGAACTCCCTTTGTATCCGGATGGCCGATTCCGGTGTGAATTCAATCTTGCTGGAACTGCAACGGGTAGAACTTCTGCCGGTGAAACAACTGATGAAATTCTCATTTTCGACGGAATCAACAAGAAAACGGGACAACCAAAGCTGAAGAAGAAAAATCTTGGACACTCACTTCAGACAATTGGGAAACATGGTTTCTACATAAATGGAGTTCAATATGGGAAGGATATTCGCAGTATGTTCGTCCCGTCGCCGGGATACGCTTTTGTGGAAATTGACCTTTCCCAAGCCGAAGCCAGAGTCGATGCCGTTCTTGCTAACAATTTTGAAATCCTCAAAGTTTTCGATGGTCCTGTTGGTATTCATAGACTTACTGGTTCTTGGGTATATGAGTGTGATCCTTCTACGATAAAAAAAGGGACGCTAGAATATCATATGTCAAAGACCGTCCGTCACGCTGGGGAAAGAAATATGCAAGCGGGGCGTTTGATGGCAATGACGCAAAGACCAATGAAAGAATGCGAAAAGATTTTGAAGACATTCCACCAATATCAACCGGAGATCAGAAATGTATTCCACAAAGCAATCACAGCTTGTGTAACTGGAGCAGATCATACTTTGATAGCCCCAAACGGGAGGCGATACACGTTTTTTGACCGTCCCGATCATAAAGCTATAAACAAGGGAATTTCGTTTATCCCACAGGCTATTGTTTCCGATCAAACAAAGTTTGAGGGAATTCTGCCAATGTCTAAAGAACACCCTTGGGCAAGGCTGCTCACGGAACAGCATGACGGGGTCTTGTATGAGGTTCCGATCGGAAGGGAAGAAGAACACGGTTTTGCGTACAAAAAGAGTGTTGAGAAAAAGATAGATTTTAGAAATTGTAGCCTGAGCCGGGATTTTGAGCTATTGATTCCCGCTGAGGTAAGCGTAAGTCGAGACAATTGGGAAAACTTGAAGGAGATAAAATGAGCGAAATGATAAATCATTCAACATTGGTTCATCAACAGTTACATGGCTATTGGGGTTGTAACAACTGTGATTTTAGGGATAGAAATTTAGGCATTGTTGAACTACACGCTAAGGCAGGAAATTGTTACAAAGACCTGCTAAGCATACCAGTAGACACGAGCCCTATGACCCAAACCGAATACTTCCAAGAATTTGAAAGACTCATGGCTGAAGAACTTGAGACAACACGTATGAAAAACAGCGACTATGCTCATGCTTCAGATGCTTTTGCGAATTTCCGTTTGATTGAAAATATCACTCAAGGCAGAATTTCTCTTGAAGATGGAATTCTTTGCCGAATTACTGACAAGATCAAAAGAGTTGCCTCTCTTCTCCAAAAACCTGCCGAAGTAAAAGAAGAAAGCCTTGATGACAATTTAAAAGATATTGCTGTGTATTGTAGGATTTGGAGAATCTACCGACAGGATCAGTTAAGGAGGAAGTCGTGATATTCAATGCAGGTCACACAGAAGTAAAATAAAATCCACACATCGACATTAGAAATGCCAACCAAGTCCGATTCCTTTGTCGATTTATTACTGGAGCA